GGGCTGGAGCCTCCACAAGAGGCCGACCTTTTCGACCCGCGTCGCCTCGCATGTCTCGGGCCGGGAAGTGCGCACCGGGCTTTTCGCCCATGCGCTGTACGAATTTGAACTGACCTTCAACGGCCTCGATTCCTCGGGTGGCTTCCCGGGCTTGCAATCACAATCGTTGCAATCGCTCATGGGGTTCTTCCTGACCGCTTGCGGCCAGTTGAACAGCTTTCTTTATGCCGACCCGACCGACAGCGCCGTCAGCGCGCAGGTCATCGGGACTGGCGACGGGACGACGACGACGTTTACGCTCGGTCGCGCGATCGGCGGCTATTTCGAGCCGGTGTCCTATGCGACGACGATTTCCAGCGTGACGGTCGCCGGCGTCTCGACTGGCGCCTACACCTTCACGGCGCCCAACACGATCACGTTCACGGCGCCCCCGGCCTCGGGCGCGGCCATCGCCTGGACCGGGACGTTCGCCTTCCTGTGCCGGTTTCTCGACGATCAGACGGACTTCGAGCAGATCATGGCCGGCGCCTGGCAGAATAAAAGCGTCAAATTCAGGAGCGTAAGGTGAAAGTCGCCACTGCCGCGCTCGTCACCTATCTGAACGGTCTGCGCCCGATCTCGGACGCGCCGCTCAAGGTCGGCGACCTATTCACCGTCTGGCTCGCCAACGGGACGATCCTGACCTATACGAATCTGGACCTGCCGGTCGCCTGGAACGGCTATGCCTATTCGGCTTCCTCCGTCCTCGTTTCGGGCCTGCGCTACAAATGCGCGCTCGGGGTCAATGTCGACAGCCAGCAGATCACGATCGCGGCGCGCCCGGTCGACACGCTCGGCGGCGTGCCGTTAATGCAGGCGTTGCAGCAGGGCGCTTTCGACGGCGCGGTCATCCAGCGCGAGAAGGCTTTTTTTTCGTCCTGGGCGACGACAAATGGCGCGCTTGTCCCGATTGGGACGGCGATCATGTTCAAGGGCCGGGTCTCGTCCATCGACCAGATCGGGCGCACGACCGCGCAGGTGACGGTGGCGGCCGACACGGTCTTTCTCAGCATCGACATGCCGCGCCGGCTATGGTCGCCGCAATGCACCCATGTTCTCTACGACTCGGGCTGCGCCCTGGCGCGCGGAACCTATTCGGCGAGCGGAACGGTCGGCGCCGGGGCCTCGAACACATGGGTTCCGTGGAGCAGCGCGAGCAGCGCCTATGCGCAGGGCACGATTACCTTCACGTCGGGCGCCAATGCCGGCGCCGTGCGAACGATCAAGGACGCCAGCGCATCAGGCCTGCGCCTCGCTTACCCGCTGCTGAACGTCCCGGCGGCTGGCGACGCCTTCACGGCGGCGCAGGGCTGCGATCACACCATGGCGACCTGTCAGAGCCGGTTCAACAATCTGGCGAATTTCCGGGGCTATCCCTTCGTCCCGCCGCCGCAGGTCATGACCGGGCCGCTGTCCAACACGACGGTCAGCGGCGGGGGCAAGGGCAAATGACAATTTCCGCCGCTCGCTCTGCGCCAGCGCAACCGCTCGCGGAAGAGGACGCGCAACGCGCCGCTGTCGTCGCCGAAGCGCGCAAGTGGATCGGGACGCCCTATCACGACGGCGCCGACATTCGCGGCGCGGGCGTCGATTGCGGAATGCTGATCGTGCGGGTCTTCGTCGACCTGGGCCTCGTGCCGCCCTTCGATCCGCGCCCCTATCCGCCGGACTGGATGATCCATCGGGCCGACGAAAAATATTTGCGCTGGCTCGCCGAAACCTGCGGCGAGGTCGAGGCGCCGCAGCCGGGCGACATCGCGATCTTTCGCTTCGGGCGCTGTTACGGGCATGGCGGCATCATTACCGCGACCGATCCGCTGGCTCTGGTCCATTCCTATACGGATGCGCGCCAGGTCATCGAAGAAGGCTTTGCGCAAAACGCCGAATTGACCAGGCCGATGCGCAAGACCCGATTTTTCTCCGTCTGGGCCATGAAGGGCAGAGCATAATGGGCCTTCTACGTTCGTCGTCCGGCAATCAGTGGACCGAAAAGACGACCTATTCGGGCCTTCAAGTTCAATCCACGTCGAGCGCGGTCCCGGTTCCGATCGTCTATGGCCGGAACGTCGTGTCGCCGAACGTCATCTGGTACAATGGTTTCGGCGCCTGGGCGACGGTTACGGGCAAGGGCGGCCATAAGCAATGGACCCTGCATTATTACGCCGACATCATCATGGGCGTGTGTGAGGGGCCGATTTCGCAGATCGGAAACGTCTGGCAGTCGTCGACCATCGCAACCTCGCTGACCTATCTGGGACTGGGGCTGTTCAACGGATCGACGCCGCAATCGGTTTGGTCCTATCTCGCCGCGAAATATCCGAGCCAGGCGCTTTCCTATGGGGGGACCGCTTATGTCTGCGCGGAGGTTTTCAATCTCGGAACGAGCGCGACGATCAATTCCAGCAATTTCGAGGTCTATGGCATCCTGCAAGGGACGGGCTTCAACGGCATCGACGCGGACCCGGCGCAAGTCGCCTATGACTTCCTGACGAGCAGCCAGTATGGCGTCGGCTTTCCGGCGGCGTCGATCTCGGGCGACTCGCTCTATAATGCGGCTTACGGCTACCAGACCTATTGCAAGGCGCTCGGGATCGCGATTTCGCCCGTTCTCAACGCACAGGAGCAGGCGTCCTCGATCCTGGCGCGTTGGCTGCAACTGACCAATTCGACGGCGATATGGTCCGACGGGATGCTCAAATTCATCCCCTTCGCGGATTCCTCGATCACCGGCAACGGCGCGACCTTCACGCCCAATGTGACGCCGCTCTATAGCCTGACCGACGAGGATTTTGTTTATTCCTCGGGCGAAGACCCGGTTCAGATCGTCCGCGCCGACCCCTATTCGCTGGCGAACTGGCAGAGCGTCGAAATCCAGGGCCGCAGCGATAATTACAACACCGGCCCCGTCACGGCTTTCGATCAGTCCATGATCGACCGCTTCGGCCTGCGCGTCGGCGGAACGGTGACGGCGCATGAAATCTGCGATGTCGGCATTGCGCAGACTGTCGCGCAATTGATTCTGCAACGCGGGCTTTACATTCGGAACACTTACAAATTCAAGCTCGGCGAGGAATTCTGCCTGCTCGAGCCGATGGACCTGGTGCAGCTGACGGATGCTGCGATCGGCCTCAACGCCGCGACGGTTCGGATCATCGACATCGAGGAAGACGAGTCCTGCGTTCTGACGATCACGGCTGAGGAATTTCCGGCCGGCGTGGCGACATCGGTCGCCTATCCGACCCAGGCCGTCAGCAATGGCGCGCCTTCGGCCTCGACGACGCCCAATTCGGTCAATGCGCCGCTCATCGTCGAGCCACCGCCAGCGCTGACGGCGAATGCCTCGAAACTCTGGATCGGCGTCTCGCCGCAGAGCGCAGACCCGAACTGGGGCGGCTGCAATGTCTTTGCCTCGTTCGACGGCGTGACCTACAGCCAGATCGGGACGATCACCACGGCTGCGGCCCAGGGCGTCCTTTCGGCGAGCCTGCCGGCCTATGGCGGCGCGAACCCGGATGCGGCCGACACGCTCGCGGTCAACCTGACCATGAGCGGCGGAACGCTCTCGTCGACCACGGCGGCGTCGGCCTCGGCGGGAACGACGGTTTGCTATGTCGGCGGCGAATATCTGTCTTTCACGACGGCGACCCTGACGGCGGCGAACCAATATAATCTGACCGGGCTTTATCGCGGTCAGGGCGGCATCACCGCCTCGGGCGCAAGCGCGGGGGCGCCCTTCTGCCCGCTCGATTCGACGATCTTCAAATATACGGTCCCAGGCTATCAGGTCGGATTGACGCTCACTCTCAAATTCCAGTCGTTCAACATTTTCGGCGGCGGCCTGCAAAGCCTGTCGTCCTGCACGGCCTATTCCTACACGATTGCCGGGAGCGGGACGCTCGGCGCCGTGGCAGCGACGCTCGCCGTCGGGACGGCGATGGATTTCGGGCATGTCGTCAGCGATTCCGTTTCGGAGACGGACGATTATGGCCTCGTTTCGTCGACCGTGACGACGACGATCGACCTCGGAAACTGCACGTCATAAGCATTGCCGCTTCGCGGCGTCCCTCGCGTCAGCTCGGCGTCGCTCTCGCTCCTAGCGCTTCGCGCGTTTTTTCGAAGGAAAATCATGTCCGTTCAGGTCAAGCGACGCCGCGACACGGCGGCGAACGTCGCCGCTTACACCGGCGCCCAGGGCGAATTGATCGTCGACACGACGAATAATCGCGTCACGGTCCACGACGGCGCGACCGCGGGCGGCTTCGCGGCGGCGAAGCTCTCGGAAGTCCTGACCGGGACGACGGCGCTGACGCCGATCGCGCAGGGCGCCAATGGCGCGGCGATCAGGTTTCAGGTCATCGAGCAGACCGTCGCCTTGTCCTCGG